ACCATTACGTAGCCTAGAACCATATTATGAATCAGATACAAGTATACGATGGACCTATAATATACCAGAATCAAGTACTATAGCGATTATAAGTCCTTTTGCTCATACAATAAAGCAACAATGGATACATCGCAATCGCATATGGCCTTCAAACAACATGTGGCCTACTAACTTAACCATAGTACCAATTCAATGTGGATATTCACCTGCTCTTCAACCCAATTCAAAATCACCTAACGCATGGTCAATAGATATTCAAAATGCTGGCTGGCAAGCCGCAGTACACTCTATGGTGGCCGCTGCGGCGGACTCAGGGTCCACCCTTGCTGTTGTGGGAGCCGGCTGTATTTCATTGCCGATTGTGGCAGGACTTAAGGAAAAAGGTATAGCAGCAATTCATATGGGTGGAGCAACCCAGATTTTGTTCGGAATCAAGGGACAGCGGTGGATATCACATGAGTTTATTTCGAGTTTATTTAATGACGCATGGGTTTTTCCATGTGCTGACGAAATACCAGATGAAGCACAACGTGTAGAAGAAGCATGTTATTGGTAAGATTACATATTGAGTCAAAAAATTGATATCTACAAACTTAGTTTCTAAGATGTAGATTTCATTATCATTACAAAAATTTATTATAATTCTATATTAGCAATTTCTTTCTATTACTATGCCTAATTGTCCCGCAATTAAAAAAGATGGCACACAATGTACAAGTGTAGGCCGATACTTTGAATATCATTGTTTGACACATCATAAGTCTAAACTTAAATCTGATGCTGACTATAAGGCTCGATTTGAGGTTCGTTTTCCTACTGGAGCATCGGAAACCGATATGTTAAATGCAAATTATCAATTAGAACTTCAGCAACAGGCCAATGCTGCGGTTGAGCGAGAACGTATTCAGGCCGCAACACGACGAATTACAAAAATAACACGTAATGCTCGTGTATTAGCAGAAGCAGTAGACTTTTCGCCAATGAAAATTCTGTCTACATGTAAGCGTCTTATGACACTTTGGCGTGTTGAACGTGTACCTGGTTATGATTGTCCAAAGGCTTATGCGATTTTATCGTATCGTAGTCCGCGACAAACACATTATCTTCAATTACTAACAGCTGTTCTTAAGGTGACTCATTTAGCGAATGGATATCATCCTGATTATGAACGTTATGTAGACGTACCAAATGAAGAAAAAACGGCAGTTCACGATGAACTTCATAGAGCCTTAGACCATTGGGCTGATTTAACCTTAGATGATGTTATGCAGTCTACAGATCCAAATACTGTATATATTCGTGAACGTAGGCAACTTGAGGAAGCAGCCGCAGCCGAGGCACGTCGTTTACAGCTTCAACAGGATTTACGTGAACGACAAGTAGTCTTTAGACGCGATCCAGAAGGTGGTATTGACCTTAAGGCATTTGCTATGGACTCACAGAGTGTTCATCGTTCAAGTGTACAGACAGCCACAGAACAAGGTATAAAAATTCTTATTGCTCGCCCAATAGCAGAAAATCAGAATACTCTTGAAGAAATCGTTGAAGACTTTCGTAATTGGGATATTATTAAATGGATGGGATCTAATCGTGGTCACGATAAGCGAGAAGCTGCGATTACTGAAATTACAAATGATTACTTTAATGTTGTGGCATTCAATACACCATATGCTGAAGTATGTGACCGTGTATGGACGTATATTCGTGGATGTGAGCATCGCCATGAGTTGACGGTAAGACTTGCTCAAGAAGTCTATGATGGTATTGGTCAATGTACAAATGGTAAAATGGCCAGACTCATTAATACGCTTCTTGGATTTGATAAAGATTTAGTTATGGCTCCACCACGTGAACTATTTCAAGGTCGTATATCAGCACTTAGTAAACAACCAAAGGATATGCGTACGCAGGCGGCACGTGCCTTATTTATTGAATTTGAAATTCCTGTAGAAGAGCAAGGTGTATGGTTAGAATCTTTAATGGACGCTGAATAATTATTATACAAAAAAACATAAACATAAATTATTTTTTAATTAGGTATACAAATCTTGTATCATTCCAGCTAATTGTACAAAAGCAGCACGTTCCGTTTTTTCAGATGTAGAGGCTCTATTTAATTGTATAGTTGTTACAAGTAAACGAGTTAAATCTCGAGTTTCTTGCCGAGTCATCACGCCGCTCATTTTAGCCAAGAATTTAGTAAAATCAGCCATTTGCTGACCATTTGTAGTAGGTTTTTTAATAACATAATTCATTACAATTTCAGTAATAAGAGGCATCTCTTTTAAAGCAGCAATACGACGACGTGCTTCAAAGACTTCCTCTTCTGGTTGATTCTCTGTAAGAAATCCATGATTCCAATGCTTTTCACATAAGGGTCGTCCATTATATTCATGATTAGCCTTTTTATTGCATTGTAATCCATGTTTATTAAGAACTCGACATTTAGGCATTTATACTATATTCCAAAGAAGATTAATATATACTCAATTTTTAGGTGGTCCTACAAAAAATATTAATATTATTGCTACACAAACAATAAATAAACATAAAACTACAAAAAAACAAATACTACATCTAGAATTATAACAAATAGATGTGTCAGCATAATCATCGTGTTTATCTAAATATGTAGTTTGAGGCATATGAACAACTTGGGCTTGTGGAGGCATAATATTAATCCATATTTGTCTACACGTCGGACATGTATCATTACGATTACGCCATATTGGCACACATCTTTGATGGATCGAATGTGTACAGCCGCAAGGAAATCCCATTATAGAAATATTCTCATAATTATGACAAACTATACATGTTTGTGTAAAATATGGTGGAGCAGATGGATTTGGATGACGATTATAATCATTAGGGGTCATTTCTTAACTATATATGTGAAAACTTTAGATTTTATATAAACTAATATTTACCACCATGTAATTCGTAATATATATAAATAGCTCCGAGACCTATAAATGTTAGTATACAACAAATAAACGCCAACATACATTTATAATCATACTGTTTATTATGTTCGTTTTGTTGGTTATCTTGAATTGTACTATTTTCTAAAGGAGTTTCAACAGCTATTTGTACAGCGTCAATCCATGCTTTATTACATCCTGGACATATTCCTTTGTGTTGTCGCCATATAGGTAAACACTTTCCATGAATAGAATGCGTACATCCACATGGAAAAAACATAAATGGAGCACGTTGACCACATATCATACATAATGGTGTATTAGATTCAAGTAACGGAGTATAATTAATAGGATCCATATGTTTCCTAATAAATATAATGATTTATAAGTTTTAAACCCGCGTAAATTAAAATACATGTATATATTAGAAATGGTGAATCATACAGTATATATCAAGCCCGGTGATACATTAACAGTTCAAGTATCAGATACAAATGCTTATTCTACAACGGCTCCTAATAATAGCAATGATGAAATGTATACTTCACGTGTAAATTTAAGTAAAATGGGTGGAAAGAAGAATAAGACTCGTAAGTCTAATGGTGGAAAGCGTGAATTAAGCGGATACATGAAGTTTTCTCGTAAGATGCGTCCTGAAATTTTGCGTGCAAATCCTGGTATGGAGTTTGCAGCAGTCGGTAAACGTCTAGGTGAGGAATGGCGTAAGTTGAGTGATGCTGAAAAGAAAAAGTATTAATTTTTATCTATATATTCATTTAAATAGAAAACTCTCTATTTAAATAGCGATGGTTCGAATTCAATACGCTAGTGATTTACATATTAATGATTGGCCAGAAGGCACACCATTTAAAACGTTTTTAATTCCTAATGCACCAATACTTGTTATAGCAGGTGATATATGCGAAGTTCGTAGTATACTATATAATAAATTTTTACTATGGTGTAGTCAAAATTGGTATTATGTTATTTTAATAACAGGAAATCATGAATATTATTGGGATCATGATGCCCATCCAACCATGAAACAATTGAGTATAGACGATATTGATACATTTATTCCACTAATGGGTATACCTAATGTTATATTTTTACAATGCGGTACTAGTTTTAAACTTCCCGGTACAAATATACGCTTTGTAGGCAGTACATTATGGTCAGCGATTGATCCAATGATTTATGATGAAATTGCTGCCGTAAAAGGCGATTATAATGCTACATATACATCAACTCATCAAGGTATACGAAAAACAACACCAGCTGATATATCTGCGTTACATGCGTTACATAAATCATATTTAGAGTCAGCATTAGCCCCACAATCATCAAATGAAATCTTAATTGTTGTCACTCATCATATGCCGTCTAAACAATTGTTAGAACCTCATTATCGTGATGAACGATGGAATAGTTGTTATGCTTCCAATGATGATGACTTAATTCGTTCAAATGTAAAAGTATGGATTTGTGGACATAGTCATCGTGCTACGCAATGGAAAGCACCTTCAGGTACACTTGTATTAATGAACGCACGTGGATATAATCGTCCGGAAGAACAACAACGTATAGAAGATATGTATAATCCAAGTGCCTATTTTGATATTTAATTTAAACAAATCTATTATTTATATACTAAGGATGTTTCGTCTTCAGTATGTTAGTAACTTACATCTTCATAAGTATGAAAAAGCAATATTTCCATTACTTGTAAGACCAGCAGCTCGTTATTTAGCATTGGCAGGAAATATTGGAATGCCATCAACAGTCTATAATAGTTTTTTGGACTATACATCAAGATACTGGGATCATATATTTTATGTAGCTGGTCAAACAGAACGATTAATAAATATTGAAACTATTGTAAAACAATATAAAAATATAACTATATTAAACGATAATAATCCATCTTTATATTTACCTAGAGACAATGTTTCTATAATTGGTGCTAGTCCAAATGATTGTCGTTTACAGGAACAGATTAATCGGTGGTCACTACAACAAGCAAATCTATGTGTAATTACACATGAACCTCCAGTTAAAGCCTTTTGTACACCGAATATGCGTGTATGGATAACAAGTGGCGAGGCAGTTTCGGAACATGCTAATTTATCACATAAATGTATTACAGTTGTAAATGGACGAGGTCAATGTGAAACACCTTCCCCAAAGTATAGTACTACTGCTATTGTAGAATTTCCAATTAAATATCCAGATCCAAATTTAGATCCACTTTTGGTGGACAGTGCTACTGGTTATCAATAGATAACTTTAAAAAAAATGATAGATATTATTTTATAGTTAAAACTACTAAATAGTAACATGGATGGTCAAGATTGGCAAACAATTACACTCAAAAAACATAATTATAAATCATCAACAAGTCATGTACCTATAGCTCCAAATGTTGCATTAGCTCGTAAACTTGAAAATGATGATATACCAAAGCCTAAGAAGTCATTATCATCTGAAAGTCGACAAGCTATTCTTCAAGGACGAGTTACTAATAAATGGAATCAAACACAACTAAATACGCAGTGTTCGTTTCCTCAAAATACGATTCGTGATATTGAGAATGGAAAGTTATACCCGACTCCACAACAATTAAATGTATTAAGTCGTGTATTAAAAGTAGTATTAAAATATAATTAAATATGTAAATATTAATTAATTTTAAGAATACTATTATATAGATATAGAAAATGGGTAAATGTTTAACATCCGAATGTGCTTTTAAAGGTCATTCAAATAAGCAGCTTAATAGGGGATTATATTGCTGTACTGGTTGTAAATTAAATAATCGTCATGGACCATTATGTGAAAGAAATTTTTTTTATGATGTACATAAAGATATAAAAAATACTATAGATAAAAATAGTAATAATCGTTATTTAATTATTGATAAATGGCGAGGTAGATTATCTAATAATATACTACAATTATCAAATGCCTTATATGTAGCTATTTATTACAATTGTAACATTAAATTTCCAAAACATCCATATTTTAATGGTGATTCTATTCAGGTTTATAATCCAGATATTAATAAATTTATATTATCTAAAAATATAAATGTTAGGGATAGTATAAATGGTAATAATTTTTTAAGTAGATTAACCTTTTATCCTTCGGATTTATATGATAAAAATAATGATATAGTGTACAAATATTTAAAAGAATGCTTTATTATTAAAGGAAAAACAATTAGGCCTCTTGGGGATAATGATGTAGTTATTCATTTACGCTCAGGAGATATATTTAAGACAGAAATACATCAAGATTATTATCAACCACCATTGTCATTTTATGTAAATTTAATTAATGAAAAAAAATTTTCAAATATATATATTATTTCTCAAGATAATTCAAATCCATGTCTTAATAAATTATTAAATATATTTCCAACAATAATATATAAACCAGATACTTTATATAATGATATTAAAATATTATTATCAGCAAAACAGATTATATCATCAAATGGTACATTTGTTAATGAATTGCTAAAATTATCAGAACATATTCAACAAGTATATAAATATGAAAATATAGAGTACGCTAGGCTTATGTATCCTTGGGATAATTCACCTAAAAAGATAAGATATATGTTAACATTTGATGAATATAAACCAAATTTCGGACTTTAAAAACAATATCGTTTTTTTATGTTTTTAAAAAAAATATATGAAAACAAGAATGTCTGATAATAATAATGATAAATATGATAATTTATCCCCGATTCCTTCACAATTAACACTAATGAGTAAAGTATTTAGCAAATGTATTAATCCTGATTGTAATTATAGATATCATTCTAATTTACAAAATAATAAAGAATTATATTGTTGTATTGGATGTAAATTAAATAATAACCATGGACCTTTATGTGAAAAAATCTTATATGATATTTCTGATCAAAGCAAAATATATAGAGATATTAAACTTAGACGTGAAGTTATAATACAAACATGGATGGGTGGGCTAGGAAATAATATAATGCAGTTATTAAATGCTATACACGTTGGCATTTATTATAATTGTGATGTAGTATTACCAGCACATAAATATTTTTGTAGATATATTAAGATTTATCATCCAGAAGAAGATAATTATAGATGGTATAATTCTATAATTACTGATTGTACTGGCAAAAGTTTTAAAACACCTTATATAGTTCATCCTCAAGTATATACATTAAATAAGGAACGTGCTATTGAATTGTTAAAAGAATCATTCAAAATTAAAGGTAATACTATAATACCTCTTGGTGATAATGATTTAGTTATACATATACGTTCTGGTGATATATTTACAAGTATAGGTCATCCTGAATATTACCAACCTCCGTTATCTTTTTATGTAAATTTATTAAATGAAAAACATTTTGATACTATTTATTTAGTATCAGAAGATAGTAAAAATCCATGTATAAATAAATTATTAAAATTATTTCCAACAATTAAATTTAAAAGGAATAGTTTAGACAATGATATTCAGTTAATATTATCTGCGAAACACGTTGTATCATCCAATGGTTCTTTTATAGATCAATTGCTTAAATTTTCATGTCATATTCAACAAGTATATAAATATGAAAATATAGACTACGCTAGACTTATGTATCCTTGGGATATTTCACCAATAAAAAAACAAATTATGTTAGTATTTGACGAAAAGAAACCAAACAATGGTATTGATATGGTGTAATATTTTTAATTACAACTTATCAATTAATTAATTATATTTAAGCAGCTGTAGGCCATGAAGGATCCATTAAGATACCACATTGACCAGCACCGCCATTATAAACCTTACCCTTTCCTAAACGAATGTAACCATTTTCACCCCAATCTGCACCCCAAGAGTTCTTTACAAGCCAATATTCATTACCAGAAGTTGAGTCAGTTCCATAACCAACAGCAAGAACACCATGGTCAAGCTGAGTACCACAGGCTGCTGTCATGACACCTCCAGCATAAAGTTGGAAGGAATTCTGATCTGCTTCAACAGCTACAGATACTGGTTGCTGAGCAATTGCTGCGATAAGATCGGCTTCAGAGTTAGGTGTAACATCGGTAAATGAGGCAACCTTGGCAACGACTTGCTTGGCCTTGACTGAGTTACATGTACCATCCTGGGCAGTGTATGGATAGTTAGCTTCTGTTGTAATACCACCATTATTAATAATGTATTGGAATGCATCATCCATTAAACCACCATTACAACCCTGATTACCAGTGGAGCCGGCACAGTCAACTAATTGCTGTTCAGATAAAGATACAAGAGAACCATTCTTGAGGAACCAGGCACCTTCAAGAGAACCAGTTGTTGAGAAAGCCCAGCAAGAACCGCATTGACCCTGATTCTTTACAGGGGTTACGGCACCCTTAGAACGCCAATCAACAGAAGATGGAGCAGAAAAGTTAGAACGAACCATGTTGTAAGGACCAAATACAGGGGCACGAGGTGTGTAACCACCAGTTACATATAAAGATTTGAATTCATCAGCAGTTAAGTGGGCAAACTGGTTGACTCCCATAGTCCAACCGAGCTGCTTAGCATTGTGTTCAGCAATACGAACCATGTTATTTTCGTAGACATCGCGACGGTACTGAATATCATCCATTATTTCATTTTCAAGGTTGTAGTGACCAACATAGTCCCAGAAAGGCATGTAGGCAACGGCATTTACAGAGGCAACGCAAAGGGCAGCAACTAAGGCAATCATATTGTTTATAATTAATAAAATAATATAATCTTTAAATCAATAAACAAAAATTGATTTTGAATAACAATGTTGTTTCTTAATTTCACATTTTTTCGTAATTAACATCTACTTATATTTTATCAAAATTGACAAAACATTCTCCAAGTAATTTGTCACCATATACCTGGCCATGTCACTCTCAGCCTTTTCGCCTGCCATGACTGCCGTTGCACTACTAAGTACGTTAAGCTGGGCTGGATTTATTGTAAGTGGGTTTATGCTCTGGAACTACGGTAACACTAATGGAGGTTACTCAATGGTCGGCATTGCTATTTGTCTTCCCGCAGTAATTGCCGCTATTCTTCTTATTGCTCGTTCATTCCATGTTGATGCCGCTAAGCGTACTGCTTTGATGGCTGGCACGGCACTTCTCTCTACTCTCAGTTGGATTGGTTTTATTGTTGCTGGTTTCATGCTCTGGGCCGTTGGAAATACAAATGGTGGTTACTCTATGGTTGGTATTGCTATCATTCTACCAGCAGTTGTAGCTGCTCTTGTTCCAGTTGTTGCTCACTTTCAGCGTTCAGCGGCAGATGCCGCAGCATCAGCTGTAGCTACGGCAATGTCTCCTCAAATGACAGCTGTATCACTTCTCAGTGTACTCAGTTGGGCTGGCTTTATTGTTGCGGGTTTCATGCTTTGGGCTACTGGTAACACGAGCGGTGGTTATGCTATGGTTGGTATTGCTATTTGCCTTCCTGCGGCTATAGCGGCCATTGTAGCAGTTGCTCAGACATTACCAGCAAAGCCTGCTCCTGCTGCAGTTAGTGTTCCAGCAGTTGTGCCTGCTTCATCATCTGTTGTCGTAGATGCGTCTGTTGTAACAAATACAACGGATATCAGCGGTGCCTCTGCATAAATAACATAATTATTAATTACTTTATTTTTTGTCGTTGTGACATTGAGCATTAATATGTAATAAATTCATGACTGCTGTTTGTGTACCAAATAAATAATGTAAAATTTCACCTATTATTACCCAAATAATAAAGGTTAATAAAAAAGGAGTATTAAAAATTATAGATGTTAATAAAGACAATATAATAGTTGCAAGTACATCTACTACAGCTATACCTAAGAATCTCCAGGAATGTACTCCTTGTCCTGGCACTCCAAATAGATTTGCATAGGAACTGGGCATCTTTTATTATTGTATTTATAATTAAAAATCTGGAATATCTTTTATAAGCCATAAAGCTAAACATTTATCAATATATTTTGGATAAGCTTCAGTACTATTTTCATTTATGTTTTCTAATGGTCTAGGAAAGTTAAATGGATGATCAAAAAATGATATTGGCCTCCATCTTCCTAATTCTATATCTCTAAATTGTCTATTTATATATGTTGTTGTCATTAAATATCTAGCATTACTTTTTTTAATATTTTTAATTGCGGTAGAAATTTTTTCTAATGGAAAATGTACAAATAAATCTCTACAAAAAATTAAATCAATATTTTCAGGAAATGTATCTGTAGTTATATCAAAATGTATAAATTTTTGAGTATCATATAATTTATTATTACGTTCAATAAGAGCATTGACAATATCTGCTCCAATATAATTTGGTATATGGTGTACTATATTTTTAAACCAGTTAAAATCACCACATGGAACATCAAAAAGTGTTTTTATATTATATTTTTTTACAATTAAAACTATATATTCTTGTATATGTTTAGTTTGATTTTGTGTAGAACCACCACCGGAAAGTGATTCTGAATTACCCCATGAATTATGTAAAAAATACTTTGTAAATAATTCTTCCATTTATAATTTATATATTTATTTTTTATTTTTAACTTATTAGTATAATTTGGGCATTATCTACACGTTCTGTAGGAGGCACAAATTTCAAGCCAACAAATCGAAAGATATCTTCTTCAGTCTTCATAACCGGTGGCACAGGCTTGGATCCAGTTGGCTTCATAATATGTTCATTAAGTGTATATCCTAGTTCAAGGCAGTGACGACGAAAGGCTACATTAAACTTGTCAGACCCAGTAAAGTATAGAATCGCATATGCGTATTCATCTGGGGGTGTAAGTAGCAAGTCCAAACGACGTGGTATGCCATCGGCACCAAGACGTACATATCCCATCCATTTCTTAGCACCGCCGGCCAATTTATCAGTAATATAGCCACGCTTTTCAAGATCGGCTACCATACCCTTGAAGAACACAGAAGCCGCCTTTTCAGACAATGCCTCATTATAAGTCACCAACATATCAATATCACCACTGTTAGGTGCTCCACGGCGATATGAGCCTACAATTGTACCAACCATACCAGATGGAATTGATGATAGTAATACATTTTCATGTTGGGTCATTTCAGTACGTGGAATACGTTGAATACCAGCTTCATAGTATTTGAGTCCAAGAGTCTGTGCATCTGTCA